GCCTTACCATATGCTAACTTTACTATTAGTGCACCAATCGGCCTATACGGCAATACCGGCGAAATCTTATGATCCCTTATTTCAACTGGGGTAAACACGGACTCTCGTGATACAAAATATCTTTTCAAAAAAACTATACCTGGCACACTTATCTCACCAGAATAATTGTGTGGTACAGTTAAAAAATTAGCCCTATGTATATCACGAATTTTCATACCCCAAAAAACTGCTACAAATCTTGCAAACCCTGTCTCATTAATTATATCGTGTACATCTCTATGAGTGAATAAAACGTGATCATCTCCATAGACAATAATACCACACCGAAATAATCGATACAATTCGCGCAACTGGCTCACTCTCTCAGGATAACGCTCCATAACTTGCCGAACATACAAGAAATAAAGAAAAGCAACTATCCAAGAATCACCATGGGACGTTTCAAACGCTCCAGACGGCATGCCACCATAAATGACACGCCAAATGGTGCTAAACATATGTGTAACTTTAATAGACAATCTTTCTGCACAAACTCGAAAAAAACATTTCAATAGTTTGGCATTAGTATCAGTCATACCATTCCAATTAAAATAAACACTTGCCTGAGTAACATACAACATCAACAATATCATATGTATCGTAGAATCCAAATGCTTAAAATCTCCATCTTCAAAAATCACATTTGGATCATCAAAACCAACACTCATTGCAAGTGCTGTAGCCCCACCAAACCAAAAATTAATACCTATTTTTATCACTCTTCCACGTTCCACCAATTGCCTAAACATAAGGCACATTGCTGCCATTAAATACTGAAACACACTGAGTATATAAAAAGGTCTGAGTTTCTGCGGTAAAGTACGGGCATCCTCCTTACTCATACCCAGCCTATTAAAAGGTTCATCCTTTAATGAGATCTGAGCCGCACAATCTTGAGGAGTATGATTAATATCTTGTAAAAACCTATCCCGAGTCTTATCTAACTCCTTCTGCGCATATTCCAATTGTTCCATTTTTTTCCCATTTGCACTAGCAATAACCCTAATACCTTCAATCTCAGCCTCCAACCTAGGGCCATTTCGCA